TGGGATATATCCTCCAGATGCAGCACAAGTGTTTGCTGGTGTAGATGCTATATTAATGAAAGACAAATTTACAGATGCAGATTTAGAACAAATTAACAATGTATTTAGATTTTATAGAGTAGCTAAAGGCAATAATGCTGAAGAACTATTTGCACAAAACTTTGGTGAGGCATCAGAGTTTTTTCAATATTTAGATGGATCAAGAAATAGTGATCTTTTTGGAGATGCTATAATAACAGAAATAGGTTCATTAAGAGGTATGTTAGAAGAATTTAGAAATAATAAAAAACAACCATTTGATATAGAAGCTGCTAATCAATATTTAGCAGACAATGATTTATCTTATGTAACCACTGATCTTTTAGAAACAAAAATATTAGAAGATATTAGCACTCAATATGGAGCTGGTGCATTAATAGATTGGTTTATGGGAAAAAATAAAACAGATGCTTATACTGATTTATTTAATATTCCTGAAAGCCAAAGAATAGTAATGGGAATCTTACAACCACTTACTGTTTCACCTGAAACTTTTAGAAAAGCTAATGCAATACAAATAGATCCTGTTGTAGAATCACAATTACAAAAACAATATATATTAGAACTTAAAAAAGCTGGTGTTGATTTTAGTTTAGCAGGTAAAAACGATCAGTTATTACAATCACAAATAAAAGAACATCAAGAAATGTCATTGACTAGAGCTGTTAGATTTTTAAGAGATAATAATTTTGGTGTTAGTTCTTATCAAAGTCCTAATGGTGGAGCAAAGTTAGTTTATGATCCTGTTGATAATAAAATACCTTACGACAACAAAGCAGATAAAGATATGTATGTTGCAGTTCATTTTTATAACAGAATTAAAGACATGGAAGAAAAATATACTAAAAAGTATATGTTAGATACATATCCAGATTTATATATAAAAGATATGAATACACAAAACGAACAAAGTGTAAATTTTGATTTAAACAGAGCATATGAAATAGCTATTGATAACAAAGGTGTATTTTTTACTAGAGAGCCTGGTACTGATGTTTACAGATACAATTTAAATCAAGAAGTATTTATTAATAGCCAAAGAACAGAATTAGATGGTGATATAGATGATCCACAATATTTTAGACCAGATGATGTACTAGTAGTAGGTGGTCAATTATTTAGTAGAGAATCTGTTATAGGTGGAGCTATAGATAAGTTTTTAGATAAACAACCAGATTTAGCTATATTTGAAAGATTAGGTATAGGAGAAAGAGGATTAAAAAACTTTTTATATAGTGTTTACTATCCAGGGATGAGGTTAATGACATCTACAGAAGATATTATTGATTATTTAGAAAAACAAACATCTAGTATTACTGGTAAAATTGAGTAATGAGTAATGTTGTATATAAAAGTTTTATAAAAGCAAATAGACCTAAAAATCTTACACCTGAATCATCTATTAGTAATTTTTTTGCAAGACCAAAATTAGAACAATTACAAAAAGGTTTTGCTGATGAAAACAGTGTAGCACTTTCATATTCTACATTTATTAAAAGAAACAAACAGTTTGAAGAAGATCCAGAATACTCACCTTTTTATGATGAAGAATTAAAACCGTATTTAGCTAACATAGATTATTTTAAATCATCTAGTAGCAAAGAAGAAACTCGGTATATGATTCAACAATTAAAACAAGAAAATCAATTAATATCACAAAACCCTGGAGCGTATTTTTTAGGTAGATTAACAGGTGCAATATTAGATCCTGTAAGTTTATTTGCCTTTAGTGCTAAATCTATGAGAACAGCTACAGGAGCATTAAATGTAAAAAAGGTTACAGGAATAGTTGCTGCTGAAGAATTGTATAAACAAACAATAGATAATAACAGAGAAACACAATTAACATATCAAGTGCCTATAGGCACAGCAATTACTACAGGTATTTTATCTGGTATTAGCAGACTTAGAAATAAAGACGGTGCGGAAGCAGCAGCCAAACATAATAAAAATATGGATCGTGCTGATAGAAAAGAATCAGAAGTAGCTTCTGCAAAGACTATAGATGAAGCTGATGTTGATACTAGAATTACAGAACCTAATAAAAAGATGGAACCTCAAAGTGCAGGTGCTAGTTCAAATGCTACTGGTAGATCTTATAATGATGATTTATTTGATGAGGAGTTTGTAAATACTTTAACTGGTCTAGAAAATTCACCATTAACTCCTGTATTTAGATTAATCAAATCACCAGTATTAGTAATGAGAGAGTTAGTTACTGATATGTTAGATACTAAGTTAATTCAAAAGAAAAATTTAAAAGGTATAGAAACTACACAATCTATAGAATCTAGAATAGCTAGAAAGAATTTATATGTAGTAGAAAATGTTAGATTAATAAAAGATCAATTTAAAAAGTATTTAGAAAGACTTTATACAGAAAAACGACTCGGTAAACCCAACATAATTAATAGAACAGTCAATCGTTTTAAGACAGATGATATTATGTCTGAACAAGAATTTAGAAGGCAAGTTACTAAAGCATTAGTAAAAGAAAACTTTGGAGCAGATGAATTAGCTCCAGAAATAGTAGAAGCTGCAAGAAAAATTAGAACAAACTTTTTTACATTAATTGGTAGAGAAGCAGATGCAGAAGAACTATTTAGTTTATATTCTAAAGTAATTATAGCAGGTTTGAAAAAGACAAGAGATAGAATGAAAAGTAGTGGTCAAAAAACTACAGAACAAAAGGGTAAAAAATATACATTAGATCAAATAGAAAAAAGAATAAAAGAAGAAGAAGCTAGATTAAATACTATAAATGAAACAGGTCCATTACGTAAAAACTATTTACCTAGATATTGGAGAAAAGACTTAATAAGAAAAAATATTGTAAAGTTTAAAGAAGATTTAAGAGTATCGTTTCATAATAAAGGAATACAAGTGTCTGCTAAAGAGATAGATGAAATAGTAGATGATATTATTACCTCAACACCTTTTAACAAATTACCAAAAAACCCTATAGGTAAAGATGATACATTTGATTTAGAGTTTGCTTTTCAAGCATCTGGAATATCTAAACATTTACGTAATAGAGTATGGAATTTTGATGATGAGTATCTATTAGCTAGAGGTTATATGGAAGATGATATTAGTTTGATTATGAAACAATATTTTAATTCTATTATGCCTGATATTGAAATAGCTAAAACATTTGGTGATGTAGCTATGATGGGTTTGCGTGGTCCTGGATATAGACCTGGCATAGCAGAAGCTAGATTAGAATGGGATAACTATATAAATACAAAAGCACCAGCAGCTACTCGACCAAGATTAAGAGCTGAGTTAATAGAAAAAAGAAATGCAGAACTAAGAGATTTAGAAGCTATGAGAGATTTACTTAGAGGAACATATGGATTACCTGCTGATCCTAGTGGTGCATTTCCTGCTGCTATTAGAACTATTAAAAATGCAAACAATATGATTTTTCTATCAGGATTTTTATCTGCTGCTCCTGATATGGCTAGATTAATAATGCAAAATGGATTGAAAAATACATTTGGTCAATTATTTGAAACAGCTACAAGTGGTATGTATAAGCAAGTAGCAAAGCTATCTAAGAAAGAAGCTGAAATGGTTGGAGAAGCATTAGATATGGTATTTGCTAGTAGAGCATCTATTTTAGGAAATGTAGATGATTTAGTATTTGGAATGAACTCTATAGAAAGAGCTACATCTAAAATGAACTCGATATATTTTACCTTTGTTAATATGATGAATATTTGGAATACAGGAATGAAATCTGCATCATCATTCATAGGTGGAACTAAAATTATACAATTATCGGAAAAATTTGTTAAAGGCACTATTACCAGAAAAGATATGGCTAAACTAACAACAAATGGAATAAATAGAGATATGGCTAAAAGAATATATGAACAATATCAAAAATTTGGATTAGGACATAAAGCACAAGAAACAGGTGGATTTAAACATAATAGAATAGCTAGATCAGATTTATGGGAAGATAGAGCAGCAGCAGAAGCATTTGGAAATGCTCTTAGAAAAGAAATTAGAACTACCATAGTAACACCAGATAAAGGTGATGTACCACTATGGATGAACACACAAGTAGGTGGATTATTATCACAATTTAAAAAGTTCGGTATGGGAGCAACACAAGCAATACTAATGAGAGGTTTACAAGAAAGAGATCAAAACTTCTTTACAGGTTTACTATTCTTAGTAGGTCTTGGTGCTATGGTTGATATGATTAGAACTAGAGCTTTTGATAGAGATTATTCTAAAAAGAAACTAGGAGATAAGATTGCTAGTGCTATAGATAGATCAGCTGTTATTGGTATATTTAGTGATGTAAATAGAATGATAGAAGTAATGAGCAATAATGATTTAGGTATAGCTCCAGCATTAGGTGCTGGTAAACCTTATGACTCTACATTTAAACAAAAAATGGGATTAATTGGACCTAGTGGTAGTTTACTTGCTAATATGTATGAGATTATGATTGATACAGGTAGTGGTAATTATGACTATACTACTGCTAGAGCTATACGAAGGTCTTTACCTTTGCAAAATATATGGTATTTAGATGGTATCTTTGATAGATTGGAAAAGAGTATAAGATAATGGCAATCCAAATTAGTGATACAACACCTAGAGTCCAATATACAGCTACGTCTGGACAGACTACATTTGCTGTTAATTTTGAATTTTTTAATGTAGCAGACTTAAAAGTTTACAACGGTACGACACTCCTTACTTACAACAACTCACCTTCATCTGCATCACAATACAGCGTTACTGGTGCAGGTGTTACAGGTGGGGGATCTATAACACTAGGAGGATCAGGTGCAACCCTGAATGATAAAATTACTATAGTTAGAGATCTAGCTATATCTAGAACATCTGACTTTCCTGTATCTGGTAACTTTCCAATACAAACTCTTAATACAGAACTAGATAAGATTGTTGCTATGATGCAACAATTAGAAGAACAGTTTGCTAGAACACTACAATATCCTGTTACTACAACTACAGGATTTAATGTAGACCTACCAGATCTAGTAGCTAATAGAGTATTATCCGTAAACTCAGATGCAACTGCATTATTAGCTAATCAAGAACTAGGTACAAACAAAGGTAACTGGGCAGCTTCCACTAGTTATCAAGTTAGAGATTTAGTTAAAGATACATCTACAAATAATATATTTTTTGTTAATACTGCACATACATCAACTGGTAGCCAACCATTAACTACCAATGCTAATAGTGCTAAATATGATTTAATAATAGATGCGGCATCAGCTACTACGTCAGCTACAAATGCTGCTAGTTCAGCTACAGCTGCCGCATCAAGTGCAACTACTGCATCTGGACACGCAACTACAGCAACTACCAAAGCTGGAGAAGCTGCAACTTCTGCTACTAACGCAGCCAGTTCTGAAACAGCAGCTGCTAGTTCAGCTACTAGTGCTAGTGGTTCTGCCACAACTGCAACTACTAAGGCTAGTGAAGCAAGTACCAGTGCAACCAACGCAGCATCATCTGC